TGATCTGGGTGCATGAAATCTGCATCTGTTCCTGTATTTTTTGTGCTGTATGGACACGCACAACAGAACCCCAACGCACTCACATCAGGACATGTGACTTGCTCCGGTGGACCTGCGATAAAATAACCAGACTGTCTATTACACTCGATAAAAGTTTTTACAGTTTTGTTTCCATTTGAATCACAACATGTGCCAGTAACTCCGGGGAGTCTGCCTCCATAGTCAACAACTGTTTTGATTCTTCCTCGGATCTGTGTCATCTCTTACAATCTCTCAACGCTGCACAATAGTTATCGACTCCCGGTGTTGTCGGACAAAGCATTGACACACACTCTCCATCAACAACTTTCTTCGCTAAGTAGAACCCATCGAAAATTCTATCGGGCTGTAATGTTGAGTTTTCAGAGTAGTTGTCTTTAAAGTATGTATTCGAGACATAGTTACTGTATACAGCACTTCGAGGCTTCACCGGACTAAATCCTTTCACTCCCTGTCCATAACCCAAAGGTAAGAATCCACTTTGACATCCTGTGCATGTGAGTGCTGGGAGTCCAGTGAACGGAGTTGATCCGTTGGGATAGTCGTACTCAGAACATTCGATTAAGAAGTCACCGGGACTTAAATCAACACAGTTATTTCCATCACATTTACCCTCTCTTAGTTGAGAAGAGAAAGTCCATTGTGCGTTTGGTCGATCCCAGTTTAAATTCGCTTGATTCCCATTTTGATTTGTAAATCCAACGTTCCAAGACGATCCGTGACATGTGAATGGTACATATTTATTGTCTTGATCATTAAAAACAATTCCTCCATTTTCACTGAATGAAAATGCACTGAATATACCAGACTGCACCAGTCGATTATAGTATCCCGAACAGAATGAATTAAAGTCACCGTCTCCACTATAAAATTGAGTGTGAAGTGTGTCAGTCCCACCGAATTCACTTTCATTGATGTTTCCACCCGGCTGTGTGTAAACTCTTCCAATATCAGGATCTGCTAAGAAATCAGGAGTCGTATATCCTATTTGAGATGGACCTATATCATATCTACTGTATGTTTGAATTCTAGCACAATCGACACATTGTCCATTTGAATCACAAGTTTGATTATCGGGAATCACACCACTTGTCATCGTGATTGGCCACTTTTCATCTGCCTCCCAGTAATGATTCGGATTCTGATCTAAGATGATTTCATCTCCGTGATCATATACTCTTCTTGCACCGCTATCATATTTAAACCCAGCAGCGTCTGTGCCATTGTACCGATAACCTTTTTGAATGACGGGCCTTCTTTGTCCGCTTTCAGTCTTATAGTATTTATCATCCATGTTCCATTCCATCGGAGTGTTTCGAATTTCTTCAAACAGACATTCACACATCGCCTCATCAGTGACTTCAAA